CTACGGCTACAAGCACGCCACCTGCTGCCTCTGGCTGGCGATCGACTTCGAGGGCCGCTGGTGGGTGATCGGCGAGCACTACGAGCGCGAGCGGCCGGTCTCGTATCACGCGCGCGCGATCAAGAACACCCGCACCGCGCTCAACATCTCGCCCTCCTCGATTTGGCTCGACCCGTCCGCCTGGGCGCTGCGCGGCGAGTACGAGGCGCCCGCGATGGAGTTCTTCGACTACGGGATCGTGGCGGCCAAGGCGCAGAACGACCGGCTCGGGGGCTGGAACCGGATCGACGAGCTGCTGACCGAGAAGATGCCGCGCGACGACCTGCCCCGGCTGCGCATCTTCAACAGCTGCCAGAACCTGATCCGCGAGCTGCCCGCGCTGCGGATCAAGGACGGCACCGACGACGTGGAGAAGGAGGACGACCACGCTCCCGACGCGCTCCGCTACGCGGTCATGTCGCGCGCTCCGGCGCCCTTGCGGCCCGAGGAGGAAGAGGAGTCCGACTGGTCGGACGAGTACGCTCGCTCACTGGTGGCACGGATGCGTGCCCGCCAAGAGCACGTCTACCTGGGAGGCTGAATGTCCGAGTTCGCCAAGATCGAGCACCCGCAGCGCTCGCCCACTCAGTGCGTCGCCTGCCAGGGGCACAACGGACCCTTCATCGACCTGCAGCAGGAGCTGCCCGGCTACGGCTACCTCTACCTCTGCATCGGCAGCGAGGAGATCCCCGGCTGCCTGATGCAGATGGCGCGCATGGCGGACATGGCCTCGCCCGCCGAGGTGGAGAAGTTCTTTGCCCGCGAGGCCGAGCTGGTCGGACAGATCGGCGAGCTGGAGGGCGAGCTGGAGGAGGAGCGCGACCAGAAGGTGGTCTCGGTCGCCGAGCTGCGCAGGGAGCTGAGCAAAGCTGCCAGCTAGCCCCTACATGCGGCGCAAGCTGCGCAACATGGCGCGGGCCGGGCTACCGACGGCGAACGCGGCTCAGCTGATCGCTCAACGTCCGGCCCACCCACGAAAGCCGGGCGTGCCGCGTACCCACTCGGCCCACGCCGCCTACCGCATGCTCGGACGGGCGATGCTGATGCGGAGGCGCTAGTGCCCTACGGGGTGAAGAAGTCGCTCGGGGGCGACACCGCCGCCGCTGACGCCTGGATACACAAGTGCAAGGTCAGCGTGATGAAGGGCGGAACGTCCGAGCTGTCCGCCATCCTGATCTGCAAATCCCAGTACCAGAAGATGCAGTCGAAGAGGAGGAAACGTGGCTAGGCCAAGGAGTGGTGTCCAGGTGGAAGACGACAAGCCCGCCGAGGAGAAGCCCGCCGAGGAGGCGGCAAACGGTGACGAGGCAGCGGCTGAGCCGGTGCCAGAGGCGAACGATCCCGAGGTCCTGAACGCGCCGACCACGCTGCAGCTGCAGGGTGGCTACGGCAACGACTGGGGCGCGGCGCAGCCGAAGGGGCAGCTGCGGGTCAAGCAGCTGAGCACCGAGACCGAAGTCTTCAACCGGCCGGAAGCCGACGAAGAGGGCAACGTGCCCGAGCAGGGCGAGAGCGCAGGCTCCGGCAAGGCCGGGGACTACGTGGTCGGCGACGCCGACGGCAAGGCCGAGATCCTGTCCGCCGAGGACTTCGACGCCAAGTACGAAGCGGTCTGATGGCGCTCTACGGCCCCGAATCAGGAGGACGGAAAGGGCCGTACTGGCGTCGTCAGCTCGGCATCACCCTCCCCGGTGAGCGCACCGGGCAGGAGCTGGCTGCGGTCAACGCGCAGCGTGCGAGGCTGGGTCTCCCGCCGCTGGGAGGCCCAGCACAGATCGGGCCGATGCCCGGCCGTCCCCGTCGGCCAGGCTTCCCCGGCCGCTCCGGCATCTTCCCCGGCGAGGGTCCGGGCGGGATGCTGCCGCCAGGTCTGGGCGGCGGGCCGATCCCGCCACCGACCGATGTCTTCCCTGCCTTCCCCGGTCGCGGGCCGCTGCCGCCGATCCGGCCGCTGCCGCCGTTCCCGGCTGGTGGCTTCCCGCCGCCGGTCTTCCGGGGCGGGCCGCTGCTCACCCCGCAGATGCCACCGCTGCGGCGGGCGGCTCCGCCGCCCAACCCTTACGCCAGCTCGGCACAGGGGCCGATGATGCGCCCGCCGGTCAGCTACCAGGCTCAGAATGTGTACGGGCATCAGCCGAGGATTCCGCCACGCTTCCGTCAGCGTGTCTCGCGGGCGCCTGTGCCGAGGCTGGGTGGCCCGGTCCTCTAGCTGATGCGGCGAGCAGAGCACGACCGGATCGTGCGTGAGAAGGACCGCACGATCGCGCGGCTGGAACGCCAGAACGAGGACCTGCTCAATCGGCTGATGTACGTCAGCAAGATGCCCTGGGAGGTACCGCCGGTCGAGGTCGCCGACGCGGTGCAGCTCGACATCCCGCTGGTCTACGAAGACGTAGGCCCGGAGCTGATCGAGGAGCTGGAGCAGAGTGGCTGACCTGCAGCCGCAGTCGGTGCGCGACCAGCAGCTTGCGTCCGCTCCGCGACCGACGGACGCACTGCTCGGCGTCTGGAACGAACGGCGCAAGCAGGGTCTCGCGGAGCGGCGCAAGTACGAGCCGACCTGGATGGTCTGCCAGTCGTTCGTCGCCAACCGGCAGTGGGTCGGCTGGGTGCCGGGCAGCTCGGCCTCCGGCCGGATCGTGCCTCTGGCCAACCCCGGCAACCGCGAGCGGCACACGGTCAACGTCTGCACCCAGTACCTGACCACGGTGATCGGCAAGCTGTTCTCGGACGACTTCCTGCCCAACCTGCTCTTTCGGCGCGAGGACATCGAGAGCGAGCAGTACGCCCTGCACGCGCAGCGGGCGCTGAAGTTCTGCTGGGACGAGGAGATCAGCGCCGACGAGCAGATCCTGGAGATGCTGAACAAGATGGGCACCTACGGCACCGCCGCCCTGCGCTGCTTCTGGGACCCGACGCGCGGGCACGACCTGGGCGACATGCCGATCGGGCCGGACGGGCAGCCGATCACCGGCATGGCCGAGGCGCAGCAGTACGTCGCCCAGGCCCAGATGATGGGTCAGCAGGTTCCCTTCAAGAGCGTGCGCGAAGGCCGCATCGTCTGGGAGCCGCTCAGCCCCTTCAACATGATCGTGGCGCCGGGGATCGACCACGAGCGCTACTTCCCCTGGCTGATCATCGAGCGCCCCTACCACCTGGAGCAGATCCGAAACCTGTGGGGCAACGTGCCCGGCCTGAAGGAGCAGTCGCTCAGCGGGATCGACTCTGGCTCGGGCGCGCGCGACCTGCCCCAGCAGACCAACAACGCGGCCCCCGGCTCTTCCTCGCCCTCCAAGCTGAAGGAGCACGCGGTTGTCACGACCGGCTTCGAGCAGCCGAGCGCGCAGTACCCGGACGGGCGCACCGTCACCTGGATCGGGGGCACCAACGTCGTGCTCGACCAGCGCGACGAGCTGCCCTACCTGCTCAACGGGGAGCCGCACCACGGGGTCGTCTTCTTCAAGTACCACCGCGTCGATGGCCGCTTCTGGGCGGTTGGCGTGGTCGAGCCACTGCTGGGACCGCAGCGCCAGCGCAACCGCGCTCGCTCGCAGATGATCGAGATGAAGGACCGCAACCTGGGTCGCGTCTACGCGCACAAGGGCACGCTCTCGATCTCCAACCAGCCCAGTGGCAAGATCATGGAGGTGGTCGAGGTGCCGCTCGGTCACCAGCTGCCGCAGGAGACGGCGGGCGTGCCGCCGGGGCCGTGGATCGAGAACGAGGCACGCATGAACGACGAGGACATGGATCGGGTCGCCGGTCTCCGTGAGGTTTCGATGGGTCAGGCGCCCGCTGGGGTATCGGCCTACTCGGCAATGGCCCTCTTGGCGGAACAAGATGACCGCCGGGTAGGCCCGATCCTCAAACAGATCCGGGTTGGGGTGGCCGACAGCGTGCGCCTCACCCTGCACGACATCCGCCGCTACTGGCCGATCGACAAGCAGATCGCGCTGGCAGGGCCGCAGGGCCAGGTCGAGCAGTTCATCTTCAACGCCTCCAAGCTGCCCGCCGAGATCCTGATCGACATCCCGCCCGGCGCCGCCCGCCCGCGCTCGCAGGCGGCCGAGATCCAGAAAATCTTTGACCTGTTCGACCGCTCGATCTCCTCCGGCCGCCCGCTGCCGCTGACCTGGTTGAAGGAGTCGATCGACGCTGGCAAGGCGCTGCCGATCCCACGCGACATCGAGGCGATGCAGCGCTCGAAGGCCGAGCTGGAGAACATCCTGATCAGCCAGGGCCAGATCATCCAGCCCGACTACTTCGACGACGACATGATCCACATCGAGGTGCATCGGGAGGCCGAGATTTCCGCCCGGATGATGAACAACGAGCAGGAAATGCAGGCGCTCGAATACCACATCCAGTTGCACTCCGAGTCGATGAACGCCAAGCAGTCCGGTGTCGGTGGTCCCGGCGCTCCAATGGGTCAGCCGGGAGCGATGGGTTCGACGCCAGGGCAGCCAGGAATGCAGAGCCAGGTGCCGCAGCAGCAGGGCGCCAACGGGGCGAGTGGGGGACGGCCGATGCAGTACGCCAACCGGATGTCACCGTTGCCACCCGCCACCCGCGCTGGTTCGTAGCCCGCGCGGTCGTGTGGGTGCGGATCGGGGTTTTAGCGCTCTACCGATTGAGCTACAGCGGCCGAAGCCGCTGACGGGACTCGAACCCGCAGCCTCTCTCTTGACTAGAGATAACCGACTCGCTTCCGGCCCGCGCCGGGCTACGTGCGCGAGCGTAGCAGAGTGTCGTCCGATGCCGTTGCGACGCTTCTGTCCGATACCCCTGACACCCTAGGAGCGAAATGGGAAACGTTGCAGTCACAGTGCGTGCGCGCAACGCGCGCGGCGCGGTTCGCTCGGTGCTGGCCGACATCACCGGCAGCTCGGCCTACGCGGCGGGTGGTGACACGATGGTCACGGCCGACATCCAGAAGCTGATCGGGGCCAACTCGTTGGCGGGTGTGGCGCTCTGCACCGTCGAGCCGCCACTGACCGGCCACTGGTGCGTGCTCGATCGGGCGAGCAACAAGGTCAAGTTCTTCACCTCGGCAGGCGCGGAGGCCTCGGGCAACATCTCGACCGTGACCGTCCGTGCTTCGATCGAGTACGGGCAGGCGACGGGCTGATGGATCGCCTCTTCGACAAGATCATCCAGTACGAGACGCCCGAAGAGCCGCCGCTGCCCGACGAGCCAACCCCGGAGCCGGAGCCGGAAGGCGAACCGGCACCCGATCCACAGGCGTACGCGCAGATCCCGCAGGAGGAGTGGGACGGCACCCAGCAGTTCCTGACCCAGGTCGCCCAGCAGATGCAGGCGGCCGAGCAGGGCTACCCCGAGGACTACGAGCAGGGCTACGAGCAGGAGCAGTACCAGCTCCCCGAGCTGGACCCGTTCGATCCCGACTCGGTGCAGCAGTACGTCTCAACCGTCGCTGCCATGCAGGCTCAGCAGATCGTGCAGGAAGCCCTCGGGCCACTGGAGCCGCTGCTCGGGCACATGGCCGAGAGCGAGGGCGAGAAGCTCGCGCGCGAGACGCTCGACGGCTACGCGAGCGAGATGGGCGAGTTCGACCGCGACCAGGCGGTCTTGATGGCACAAGGTCTTCTCCAGCAGGGCTACGACGCTGAATACGCGCTCCAGCTGGCGGCAGAGAGGACGCGAGAGTACGAGGCGGCCATTCGCGCCAACGAGCGTGAGGCCTACCAGCAACACCTCGAAACGATCTCCAACGCTCCGACGCAGCAAGCAGCCGGTGGGGCAGCTGCGTCAGAGGTGGAGGGCGTCCCAACTGGCCCGAAGCGGTACGAGATCGCCGTCCGGCGAGCGCTCGGGAACAGCAGTCCAGTCCACCCCACTGGCTAACGGAGAGGAACGATGGCTGACGAGTCAAGTCTTTCTTGGGGCAACCTCATGCGTGAGGCAAAAGGCCCGCTCGTCGAGGCGCTCCGGTGGAAGACGGTGCTCCTCAGCGAAATCCAGCGCGACTCCAATCCCCGGCGCTGGAACGGCAAGCAGATCACGATCCCGATCTTCACCGCTCCCCAGCAGGGCAGCGGGATGATCACCGCCAACAGCTCGAACCAGCCGCCCGGCCCGCCCAACCCGGAAGGTGGCTACATCAACGCGCCCGAGTTGGCCAGCACGGTGCAGGCCAACATCAAGACCGGGATCGCGGCGGTCGCAGTCTCCTTCTCGACCCAGGCGATCAACCAGGCCAAGGGCGACGAGAACGTCTGGGCCGAGGTGATCCCGACCAAGATGTCCCGCGCGGAGGAAGCCTTCAAGCGGATCATCAACGAGCAGATGTGCGGCACGGGCGACGCCTTGCTGGCCGCCGTCACCGCCGCCAACGCGGCGGCCGTGCAGACGGTCGGCACGACCGCGAACTTCTACCAGCTCTACGCGGGGCGGGTAGTGACGGTCTGCAAGCGCTCGGACGGCACCTCGGCCA